TTATAACAGAGTCTTTAGTGTATAGAGCATTTCGATAGCTTGACGCGGCGTCATGTTGTCCAGGTCCAGCTTTCCGAGCTTCTCGATGGCCGGATGCGGCAGGCTGGCAAACAGGTCGCTTTGGTGCGGTACCGCAGGTGCACCTTGATGCTGCTGCACAGGCATTTCATGGGGTAGGCTGGCGGTTTCCAGACGGCCCAGGTGCTCACGGGCACGCTGGATGACCGGCGACGGCACGCCAGCCAGTTGGGCTACCGCCAGGCCGTAGCTCTGGCTGGCAGGCCCTGGCAGCACGTGGTGCAGGAACACGATCCGCTCGTTGTGCTCGGTGGCGTTCAGGTGCACGTTGGCTACCAGCGGCTCGTTCTCGGGCAGAACCGTCAGCTCGAAGTAATGGGTGGCGAACAGAGTATAGGCACGCAGTTGCGCCAGGCGCTCGGCGGCAGCCCAGGCCAGCGACAGGCCGTCGAAGGTACTGGTGCCGCGGCCGACTTCGTCCATCAGCACCAGGCTGCGCTCGGTGGCGTTGTGCAGGATGTTGGCGGTTTCGCTCATCTCGACCATGAAGGTCGAACGCCCACCGGCCAGATCGTCGCTGGAGCCGATGCGGGTGAAGATGCGATCGACCAGCGACAGCTCGCAGGCGGCGGCCGGGACAAAACTGCCGATATGCGCCATCAGTACGATCAATGCGGTCTGGCGCATGTAGGTGGATTTACCGCCCATGTTCGGGCCGGTAATCACCAGCATCCGGGTGTTGTCATCCAGTGCCAGGTCGTTGGCCACGAACGGCGTGGTCAACACCTGCTCGACCACCGGGTGACGGCCCTGGGTGATGCGCATGCACGGCTCGTCGACAAAGCTTGGGCAGTTCAGGTCCAGGTTCAGCGCGCGCTCGGCCAGGTTGCTCAGCACGTCCAGCTCGGCCAGGGCCGCAGCGGTATCCTGCAGCGGCGGCAGATGGCCGATCAGATTTTCGAGCAAGGCATCGTAGAGCATCTTCTCACGGGCAAGCGCGCGGCTCTTGGCCGACAGCGCCTTGTCCTCGAAGGTTTTCAGCTCCGGGGTGATGAAGCGCTCGGCGCCCTTGAGGGTCTGGCGCCGGATATAGTCAGCGGGCGCCTGTTCAGCCTGCTTGCTCGGCAGCTCGATGAAATAGCCGTGCACCCGGTTGTAGCCGACCTTGAGGTTGGCCAGGCCCGTGCGGGCTTTCTCTCGGGCTTCCAGGTCGATCAGGAACTGGCCTGCGTTCTCGCTCATGGCCAGCAACTCGTCGAGCTCGCTGTCGTAGCCGGTCTTGAGCACACCGCCGTCACGGATCACCGCGGGAGGGTTGTCGATGATGGCTTTGGCCAGCAGGTCGGCCAGCTCCGGGTAGGTGCCAGCAATGGCCGCCAGGCGCGCCAGGTGCGGCGCCTCGAGCTCGGCCATGGCGTTCTGCAGTTCCGGCAGGGCGCCGAGGGCATCGCGCAGGCGCGCCAGGTCGCGGGGACGGGCGTTACGCAGGCCGATACGGGCGAGAATCCGCTCGATGTCGCCGATTTCCTTGAGCTGGGGTTGCAGCTTTTCGAAACGATAGCCATCGAGCAGGCAACGAATCGATCCCTGACGTGCCTGCAGGACTTTCAGGTCACGCAGCGGGCGGTTCAGCCAGCGGGTCAGCAGACGGCTGCCCATGGCGGTCTGGCAGCGGTCGATGACCGACTGCAGGGTGTTGTCACGGCCACCGGCCAGGTTCACGTCCAGCTCGAGGTTGCGACGGCTGGCACCATCGAGCACCACGGTGTCGTCCAGGCGCTCATGCTTGAGGCTGCGCAGGTGCGGCAGGGCGGTGCGCTGGGTTTCCTTGGCATAGCCGAGCAGGCAGCCGGCGGCGCCGATGGCCAGGGTCAGCTTCTCGCAGCCAAAACCCTTGAGGTCCTGGGTAGCGAACTGCTGACAAAGACTTTTACGTGCCGAGTCACGGTCAAAATCCCACGGCGCACGGCGACGTGCACCACGGCGTTTTTCCGCAGGCAGGCCCTGGGGCCAGTCGTCCGGGATCAGCAGCTCGACCGGATTGATCCGCTCAAGTTCCGCCAGCAGGTTTTCCCAGCCCTTGATCTCCAGCACGCTGAAGTTGCCGCTGGTGATATCCAGCACGGCCAGGCCGAACAGGCGCTCGTCACCCAGTACAGCAGCGATCAGGTTGTCGCGTCGCTCGTCGAGCAACGCCTCGTCGCTGACCGTCCCCGGGGTGATGATCCGCACCACCTGGCGCTCCACAGGGCCCTTGCTGGTGGCCGGGTCGCCGATCTGTTCGCAGATCACCACCGACTCGCCCAGCTTCACCAGCTTGGCCAGGTAGCCCTCGGCTGCGTGGTAGGGGATACCGCACATGGGGATCGACTGGCCCGCCGACTGCCCACGGGCGGTCAGGGTGATGTCCAGGAGTTTTGCGGCTTTCTTCGCATCTTCGTAGAAGATCTCGTAGAAATCGCCCATGCGGTAGAACATCAGCTGGTCCGGGTGCTGGTTTTTCAGCTTCCAGTACTGCTGCATCATCGGGGTGTGTGCGGAAAGATCGCTCATTGCAAAAACAGGGCTCGCAGTGTCGTTGTAGACCAAAGGCAAGCGGGCAATGGTACAGGGATTTTATCCGGGCTGCCGAGGGCAAACGGGCGGGCGCGACCATTTGTCCGTGCATATCCATGCATAGCAGGGTTTGCATTCCGTTACAGGCACCGGCATTATGCATTTTATGCAAAAACGCAACGTAGCATCCGTCTTAAGAGCACTGCTCGATCGCCACGGTCTCTCCCCCACGGAGTTGCACCGGCGTACCGGCGTGCCGCAATCCACCCTGTCGCGCATTCTCAGCGAGAAGATCGTCGACCCGTCCGATAAGCATGTGTCGAAAATCGCCGAATACTTTGGCGTGAGCACCGACCAGCTGCGCGGTCGCGTCGAGCTGGGTGACAGCCGCGAAGCTGCGCCTGCACGCAGCCACGCCGAGTTGAACGATATCAGTCTGTGGGATGACGACACACCCGTCGAGGACGACGAGGTGTCCATTCCATTTCTTCGCGAGGTCGAGTTGGCAGCAGGATCAGGAAGATTCGTAATCGAAGAAAGCGAGAAGGCCAGCCTGCGCTTCGGCAAGCGCAGCTTGCGCCACAACGGCGTGCAGTTCGACCAGGCCAAGTGTGTGACGGTGCGCGGCAATAGCATGTTGCCGGTGTTGCGTGACGGCGCCACGGTGGGTGTCAACGCCGGCAAGAGCGGCATCGGCGACATTGTCGACGGCGACCTGTACGCCATCAACCACAATGGCCAACTGCGGGTGAAGCAGTTGTATCGCCTGCCTACCGGCATTCGCCTGCGCAGCTTCAACCGCGATGAACACCCGGATGAAGACTACAGCTTCCAGCAGATGCAAGAGGAGCAGATCAGCATCCTTGGGCATGTGTTCTGGTGGGGCATGTACGCTCGCTGAGTAGTCCTACTCCTCAGAATAACCCGCTTCGGCGGGTTTTTTTTCGCCTGCAGAAAAGCGATCCAGCCCAGGCAGGGCAAGGCCTACATGCGCAGGTGCATTTTCTCATGCATAAATATTTCCATAAATGCATTGACTGCATATGCATTGATGCATAATCTTTGTCTCAAGCCGGTCGACACCGGTAGCGACAAAGGCAGCGATGAACAGGCCTGAACTGTTCAGAGGGTTGGCAACTGGCCCGGGTGTGCAGCGTAAAGCACCACAAGCAGTTATCCGGCGGGCAGGTGGCCGCGGTCGGAGGAACAACTTGAAGCGGAGTCGCCCAGCGCACCAGTCGTGGCGGGCGGTTCGACAACGCATTACTGAAAAGCCTGGGGAGGCCGGGCTTTTTGGAATGCCGAGTGATCGGTTTAGCAGTGACCGCTGTTGGCAAGAGGCCGAGCAGCGTCAATTCTGAAAGGGAGTTTTACATGGCGCTAGAACTGGCAACGACCATTATCTACGGTGATGGATCTGTTGAATTTATCAGTCTCAATCCTGGCCAGGTCCGGGGCAGTATTCTGGGTAACTACCCAATGGGCAACCCGATGCTGGGTGCTGTCATTGGCATCGAAAATGACTACAAAGCGGCGCACGCCAACCTGGAAATCAACCTGCAGAAGGAACTGGACGTGTTGTCCAGCCAGTTTCCACCGCTGACAGATACTGCAACGATTACCGGACTGCAAAGGCAGGTGGCGGTGATCAATTCGCTGATGGTTCGCAAGAACAGTGAACTGCAGACCGAGTTGAAGGCGGTCAAAAGCAGCCGCAGCATTGGCAAGCTGATGGCTACTTACAACGCAAAACTGCTTAATGAACAGGTCGCTAGTCTGTTGGCGCAGGTAGGCAAACTGGATGCCGAGATCACTCGGCAGCAACAGGCGAATGACGCCAAGGCCGAAGTTGATTACAAGGCCGCGGTAAAATTCACCGCAGACTTTTACAAAGAGCTGACATCGAAAGTAGGTGGGCAGTTGGCAGCGGAGGCGCAAGCCTTGGCGGCGGGCGTCCAGGGCAAGCGTATTGGCAATGCCAAGGAGGCCATGGCCGCGTATGAAAAATACAAGGATGCGTTGAACAAAAAATTCAGTGCCAAGGACCGAGAGGCCATTGCCAAGGCGTTGGACTCGCTGAACAAAGAGCAACTGGCGAAAAACCTGGAACAGTTCAGCAAAGCGTTCGGCTATGTGGGTAAAGCCATGGATTACGCTGACCTGCTGGTCGAGATCAAAAAAGGCTACGCGACAGGAGAGTGGGGTAGCACCTTTTTGAAGATCGAAACGCTGTTGGCTGGCAATGCCGCAGGTGCACTGCTTGCGTTTGCGTTCGGTGTGGCGGCGTCGACCGTCATGGGGGCTATTGCATTCGCCATGATCATGGCAGTGACCAGTGCCTACATTGATGAGGCGCGGGTCAAGAAGTTCAACGATGCGCTGCTTGCGCTCTGAAGTGACGCTACCGTTTCATCAGTAGATAGACACAGTAGGCGCCACCCAGCGGGATCGCTGTCGCCATGCACAGCAGATAAAAAAGCGCATAGAGGCCGTTTTTACCCGGGGTCTCGACAAATAGGCCGCGGCTCCAGAATGCCGAAGAAGAAAACTTTAAAACGCTCTGTTCAATCAACTTTCTCGAGAAGGGGAACAACAACAGGCTCGCACTGGAAAGCAGCAAGTAAATCAGGTTTTCCCGGGTTGAGAATGAATTGTCGTACCACCAGATTGCTGTGCCTATTGCAAACAGGCTCAGTGCGAGCAAGAGGTTTTTTACATAGTAGTTTTTTTCCATAGCGTCCGCTGTGGTTCGAGATATCTGGGGAGTCATTGCGGCCTGGCGAATCGCTACTGGCATCGCTGGCCTTTGGGCATGTCCTTGCAGACGCGCGTCGACGGATGAACTTTACCTTTTTTTACCTCGCAGAGGTGATCGATACAAAAACGCCGCTGGCACGTTGCCAAGCGGACTTATCCAAGGAGACAGGACAGTGACGAACGAACAACAGACGTTACTGGAAATGCCGATCTGGCTGGTGATCGTCCTGGCGTTGCTGGGCGGCGTATCCGGCGAGATGTGGCGGGCGGACAAGGCCGGTGCCCGTGGTTGGGCGCTGTTTCGGCGCCTGGTGTTGCGTTCGGGGGCCTGTATGGTCTGCGGCGTGTCGACGGTGATGCTGCTGTACGCCAGCGGCATGTCGATCTGGAGCGCCAGCGCTTTTGGCTGCCTGACCGCCATGGCCGGTGCCGATGTCGCCATCGGGCTTTATGAACGCTGGGCGGCACGGCGACTGGGCATCGATGCACAAACGTCAAACAGCGACAGCAACAAGGGATGAGGCGATGAGCGATGGCTTACGGATACCGTGCGCCTGACAACCGTGTCGCCAAGGAGCGCAGGTGAACGAACTGACGACGCTACACGAGGCCATCACCGCGACCATCAAGGCCGCGATGCCTCAACTTGAAACCGTTGCCGGCTACGCCACGACGGAGCAGAACACGGCGCTGCCGGCCCTCAATCACGCCATGGTCAGCTTCAGGCCCGGAACCGACCCAGGTGATGGCCGTTGTTGCATCCTGGCCACTTTCGAAGCGGATATCCATGTGGATGCCAGTGTTATGCAAGCTCCATTGCAGGCTGCCAGCCTGGCAACACAACTGACCGTACTGTTGCGTCAGCAGTTCTGGCAACTGGACTTTGTCCAAGCGGCGAACAATGTTCAGGCGTCTGTTGTACAACCCGGCGCAGGCACAACGTTTCCCACAACTTGGCGAGTGCAATGGGAGCAGGCGCTGCTCCTGGGAGCGGTGCAATGGCCCTGGCCCGATCAGACTGGGCCCCTGGCCTTCGCCTTCAGCCCTGACACCGGTCCGAGATTTGAGGCCGACTACCAATCGCCGGAGGATCTGCAATGAGCTACGCCAGTGCCATGCACGACCGTATGCTCGCCGGCCTGGTGATTCCCTGCCGGGTGGTGGCCGTAGACCTTGCCGCCGCCCGGGTGCGGGTGTCCGACGGCGCCGGCTGGACCAGCGCCTGGTTGCGCTGGCACAGCCAGGCCGCTGGCAAGGCCCGCCACTGGCGGGCACCGAGCCTGGGTGAGCAGGGCATTGTGCTCAGCCCCAGTGGCGAGCCGGCCCAGGGTACGTTCGTGCCTGGCTTGTACGGCAACGCCGGCGACCAGCCGGACAACCGCGAGCATGTCGAGGTCTGGCGTTTCGACGATGGTGGCTCGCTGGTATACGACTGGCAGGCCCGCAGTTACAGCATCGAGCTGCCCAGCGGTACCGTCAGCATCAAGGTCGGCGGTAGCTCGGCAGTAGTGACCGATCAGGCCATCACCGCCAATGCCGCGAGCATTACCCTGACCGGTGAGGTGCAGATCAACGGCCCGCTGCGGGTAAGCGGCGACATTCTCGGTGGCGCCAAGATCATCGATACCGGTGGCAACACTGCCAACCACAAACACTGAATCCAGCCCGCCCACAGCGGGCTTTTTTATTCCTGGAGACATCATGGCCAGCATAAAGAAAAGCACTTCCCAAGCACCCGCCACCCGGGTGTTCTGCGACAGCCGCTACACCTCTCGCGTGCTCATCCTGGCGGATGCCCGCCAACTGAGCGTAAGTGCAGGACAAGTCATTGTCGCCGCTGATGACAGCGTCGCCCTAGGCTACCTGCAGGAGCACCCGGACTTCACAGCCAAGGAGTAGGGCGATGATCGGCATGGATCGCCGGAGCGGCCAGCCGTTATCCGGTCTTGCACATTTGCGCCAATCCATCGAAGACATCCTCACCACGCCACTGGGTAGCCGGCGCATGCGCCCGGAATACGGCAGCAAGCTGCGCCGCTTTGTCGACCTGCCGGTCAACGAAGGTTGGAAAAGCGCGGTGCAGGCGGAGGTGGCCCGCGCCCTGGGGCGTTGGGAGCCACGTTTGAAGCTGGAACGGGTCAGGGTAACGGCAGTGGTTGGCGGGCAGATTACCTTGCAGCTCACCGGGCAATACCTGAACGCCAGCCAGACCCTGGAGGTGGTGGCATGAGTAGTGTGGATCTATCGGCGTTGCCCGCGCCGCAGGTACTGGAAGACCTCGATTTCGAGGCCATCTACCAGGCTGACCTGGCGACCTTCCGGTCGCATATGGGCGACAACTGGGACGCTGCAGTCGAAAGCGACCCTGTGAACAAACTGCTGGAAGTCGGCGCCTACCGCAAGCTGCTCAACCGTGCGCGGGTCAATGATGCCGCCAAGGCACTGTTGCTGGCCTATGCGCAAGGTGCCGACTTGGATCAACTGGCCGCCAATGTGCAACTGCAGCGGCTGGAGGTGCAGGCTCAAGACACCAGCAGCGTACCGCCCACCCCGCAGGTGCTGGAGGAAGACGACGCGCTGCGCGAGCGGGTGCAACTGGTGTATGAAGGGCTGACCACGGCCGGCCCGCGCAACAGCTACATCCTGCATGCCCGCAACGCGTCCGGCCAAGTGGCCGATGCGACGGCCGAAAGCCCGTCGCCGGCCGAGGTGGTGGTGACCGTGCTGGCGCTCGAAAGCGATGGCGACGCTGGGGTACAACTGTTGGAAACCGTGCGGCGCAAGCTCAATGACGATGACGTGCGCCCAGTGGGTGATCGCTTGACGGTGCAAGGTGCGCAGATCCTGCGCTACCGCATCGACGCTGTGGTGCACATGAGCGGCAGCGGCCCGGAGATCGAGGCGACGCTTGCCGAGTGTAAACGCCGCCTGCAAGCCTGGATCAATCCGCGCCGGCGCCTGGGTGTTGAAGTGGCCCGCTCGGGCGTGGATGCGCAGTTGCATATCAACGGCGTCAGCCGCGTCGACCTGAACAGCTGGACCGACATTCGCCCGACCCCGGCACAAGCGGCCTGGTGTGAAGGGATCAGCGTAACGCGGGGGAGCTGACATGGACAGTTTGCTTCCGCTCAACAGTACCGATCTTGAACAAGCCATCGAGGCCGCAGGATTTGAAACCACCGAAGTCCCCCTGCGTGCCCTGTACAACCCCGACACCTGCCCTGCGCACCTGCTGCACCAACTGGCCTGGGCCTGGTCGGTGGACCGCTGGGATGAAACCTGGCCAGAGGCAATCAAGCGCTCGGTGATCCGCTCGGCGTTCTACGTACATGCACACAAAGGAACCATCAGTGCACTACGAAGGGTGGTGGAGCCGTTCGGTTATCTCATTGAGATAGCCGAATGGTTCAACCAGCAGCCCGAGGGCGCGCCGGGAACCTTCGCCTTGAAGATCGGCGTTTCCAACGGCGGGATCAGCGAAGAGAGCTACCGTGAGCTGTCGGCGTTACTTGATGACGCCCGGCCAGTGAGTCGGCACATGACAGGTTTGGCAATCAGCCTGGAATCGCTTGGCGGCTTCTACGTGGGCGGCTCGGTGAGCGAGGGCGACGTACTCGACGTATACCCACCTGTACCACGAGAAATTGAGGTCGCCGGCCTGATTGGCCGTGGTGGCCGTGAACACACCATTGATATCCTGGACATTGCATATGGTTGACCAGAACTCCCAGTTTTACGCCATCCTCACCAACGTGGGGGCAGCAAAGCAGGCCAACGCCGATGCCTTGGGCATCCCTTGGAAAATTACACAAATGGGCGTAGGGGATGCCAACGGCACCGACCCTACACCTAATGCCACTCAAACCGCCCTGCTCGGCGAATGGCGTCGCGCGCCGCTGAATCAGCTGAAAGTGGATGAAAAGAACAGCGCCATTATCGTTGCCGAACAGGTGATTCCGGCTGACGCGGGGGGGCGCTGGATTCGTGAAATCGGCCTCTACGATGCGGACGGTGACCTGGTTGCGGTGGCCAACTGTGCGCCAACCTACAAACCGTTGCTGAGCCAAGGTTCGGGTCGTACGCAAGTAGTACGTATGAGTCTGGTGGTCAGCAGTTCCAGCAGTGTGCAGCTGAAAATTGACCCTAGCGTAGTGTTGGCCAGCCGTGAATGGGTGACAGAGGAGCTGTCCCGCCAGGACTTCAAACACTCGGTACTGGCCGCGACCACGGCCTCTGTCGAACTGAGCGGCCTGCAGACGGTCGACGGGGTGGCGCTGCAGGTGGGTAACCGTGTGCTGGTCAAGGACCAAGCCGCTGCAAAGGATAATGGCTTGTACCTGGTTGCTGCCGGGGGGTGGACTCGATGCTCTGATGCGGATAGCAGTGCCAAGGTAACACCAGGCCTGCTGGTGTTGGTGGAGAAGGGCAACTCCAATGGCGATAGCGCTTGGCAACTGGTGAGCGATGCCCTGATTACCCTCGGTGTGACCGGACTGGCCTTCGAAATGGCCTTTGGTCGCACCGGTGTGACAGCTGGCATTTATCGTTGCGTTACAGTGGACAAGTATGGCCGCGTGGTTGCTGCAACCAACCCGACCACAGTGGCAGGCTACGGCCTCACTGATGTGTACACCAAGATTCAGGTGGACAAGGCTCTGGCGGAAAAAGCGCCATTGCTGAGTCCTGCGTTGGCGGGGATTCCAACGGCGCCGACGGCGGCCCTAGGCAGTGATTCACTTCAGCTTGCCAACACGGCCTTCGTGAATGCCGCGGTCAGCAAGCTGATAGCGGGGTCACCCGGTGCGTTGGACACGCTCAAGGAGCTGGCAGATGCGCTGGGTAACGACCCGAATTTTGCTACGACCGTCCTTAATAGCCTGAACAGCAAGGCGGACAAGGCGAACAATCTTGTGGGCTATGGGATCTTGGATGACGTTCAGATTCGCGGCCGGAATCTGACTGGTGCTTTCACTGTGGAATGCATCGATGCGACCGTCAACGGGCAAACCACCGGCATTTTGATTCGGACCAAAATTCCCGCATCGGAAGGCACCATGCCTACGTTGACGATCAAGGGGGCGCTTAACGGCTATACCAGCCCGTTCGAAGCCCAGCTTTGCTGGTACTACTACCAGAATGCGATATACATGCCGCAGGTGATTGTCAGCGGCGCAAGTGTTGATATTGACAACTTGTTCAAGGTTCACCTCAGTCACAGCAATGGATTGGTTAACATTCGCCTGGACTTCGGGTCCAATGCGTACATTCCACGGCTCACTGTTACAGCACTCAAGGAGCGCAGTTATGGTGGTGGCTTGGCGATCTATCAAGATTGGACGAGTGAGCCCTACAGTACTGTCATCTCCGGTGAGGTCCAGGCACGGCGGGTCGCTGTACTAACCACTGCCAATGTCTCGAACGCCGCCTTGGATTTTGCAAGAACAGGTGCGCTTTCGAGCAATGCGGTAACCGGGTTGGGGGACGCGCTGGCCGACAAAGCACCGCTCGCTCATAGCCACGGCATTTCCCAGGTCAATGGTTTGCTTGATGCGCTGCAGGCCGTGTCAGGTTTGAATCAAGGAGCAATCGATCAGGACCCTGATAAGGCGACAAGTCAGGTGATTCTCACCAATCACCCCAATGTGCCAATACCGGGTTTTTACTGGCACATCACAACCACCTTTTTCAGACACATTGCCCCCCATTCGAACCGTTCCCAGATAGCGGTTCAGTATGACGGTGGTAGCGCGATTTTTGTCCGCAGTGTGTACACCGACCTTGGTGGATGGACGAAGTGGGAGCGCCTGGATAATCAGGTGGCGCCAGGCACCATTGTCTATTTCCCTTCGTATTCCGCGCCTCCTGGCTACCTCAAGGCCAACGGTGCACAAGTGAACCGAGTGACTTACGCCAAGCTATTCACCGCCATCGGAACGTTCGGCGGAGCAGGTGATGGCAGCACTACTTTTCACTTGCCAGACCTGCGAGGCGAGTTCATCCGGTGTTACGACGATGCCCGGGGTGTGGATATCAACCGCGCGCTCGGTTCTGTTCAGTTCGGGCAGAACGCTACTCACGCGCACACCGGGTATGCCGCATTGAGCGGAGAGCACTACCACGCGATAAGCGGCTTGACCAGCAGCGGGGGCTCGCATAGCCACAACATTTCTATGGGTGGCAACGATGTAGCGGGTTATCGGCCGCCTATCACCGCACCGGGCGCGAACGGCGAATGGACGGCCGGGGCAATTTCGGCCGCAGGTGACCACACCCATACCCTAACGGGTACGGCCGCTAATGCCGGTGGTCACACCCACCAGTTGGTCATCAACACCGACGGCGGCAGTGAGGCCCGGCCCCGCAATATGGCATTGCTCGCCTGCATCAAATACTGAGGACGCTTTATGACTGCACCAACGATTTATCACGCCCACCCTATCTCGGGTGAGTACCTGAGCAAGGGGATTGCTGATCCTGACCCGCTGGACCCTGACAACTGGCTAATTCCGGGCTTCGCTTATCTGGATGCCCCCCCGAAAGTCCCCCAGTGGCATGTGGCCAAGCGTTCGGCGGACAAAACCACCTGGGAGCCAATCGAAGACAACCGCGGAACCGTTTACAACACCGGGACGGGCTTTCCTGAGGAATACACCCGGTTGGGGGGGCTACCTGCGGGCTTGTCACGGGTTCCGCGTCCGAGTGTTTACCACCGCTGGAGCGGCACTGACTGGGTTCTGGATGAGCCCGCTCAGCGCTCTGGCATGCGCCTGGAGGTAATGGCCCAGCGCGATGACCGGCTTTATGTCGCCTCGTTGCGCGTCGCTCCACTTCAGGACGCCGTTGATCTGGGGCGTGCGACAGCAGCCGAGCAGGTGCTGCTGGTGGCCTGGAAAGACTACCGAGTAGATCTGGCCCGCATTGAGCAGCAAGAAGGCTTCCCCCTTGCGGTGGAGTGGCCGCCAAGTCCCGAAGACGGCAAGGCCGCCAATTCAATCACCTGACGCCCCGCACTGCCGGGGCGTTTTCTTTTCTGCTGTACCACGGCCCTGCTGGGGCTTTTGCATTTCTGGAGACTTACTCATGAGTGGATTTTTCCACGGCGTTACCGTAACCAACGTCGACACCGGCGCACGCACCATCGCGTTGCCTTCTTCCTCGATTATCGGGCTGGTCGATACCTTCACCCCCGGGCCGACCGCCAGTGCCAAGGCCAACGACCTGGTGCTGATCACCAGCGAGCGTGAAGCGGTTGCCGCGTTCGGCGCCGATGCGGCGATCACCCGGGCCTGCCAGGCCATCTACAGCCGTGCCAAGGCGGTCATCGTTGCCTGCGGCGTGGCCAAGCTCGACGAAGAGGCGGCGCAGACTTCGGCGATCATCGGCGGTGTGCTGGCCGACGGCAAACGCACCGGCCTGCAGGCGCTGCTCGACGGCAAAAGCCGTTTTAACGCCCAGCCACGCCTGCTGGTGACGCCCAAGCACAGTTCCACCCTGGCTGTCGGTACCGCCCTGGTGGCCCTGGCTGACAAGCTGCGTGGCCTGGCCATCATCGATGGCCCGAACACCACCGACGAGGCGGCCATCGCCTACGCCGACAACTTTGGCGCCAAGCGTGCCTACCTGGTCGACCCGGGTGTGCAGTACTGGGACACCGGCAAGAGCGCAACCCTGGATGCCCCTGCATCGGCCTGGGTGGCTGGCCTGTTCGCCTGGACCGACAGCGAGTACGGCTTCTGGGCTTCGCCGTCGAACAAGGAGTTTGTCGGCATCACCGGCACCAGCCGCTCGATCGAGTACCTCGATGGCGATGCCACTTGCCGGGCCAACCTGCTCAACAACGCCAACATCACCACCGTGATTCGCGATGACGGCTATCGCCTGTGGGGCAACCGTACTCTGAGCAGCGACCCGAAGTGGGCCTTCGTCACCCGCGTGCGGACCATGGACATCGTCATGGACGCAATCCTCTACGGCCACAAGTGGGCGGTGGACCGCTCGATCACCGCGACTTACGTCAAGGATGTCACCGAAGGCCTGCAGGCGTTCATGCGTGATCTGAAGGCCCAGGGCGCAATCATCAATTTCGAAGTGTTCGCCGACCCCGAGCTGAACACCGCCAGCCAGCTGGAGCAGGGCAAGGTCTACTGGAACATTCGTTTCACCGACGTGCCGCCAGCCGAGAACCCGAATTTCCGTGTCGAGGTCACCAACCAGTGGTTGACCGAAGTCCTCGACCAAGCCGCTTAAGGAGCAATAACCATGGCAATGATTCCCGAAACCCTGGCCAACCTGAACCTGTTCGTCGATGGCGTCAGTTTTCAAGGTGACGTCCCCAGCCTGACCCTGCCCAAGCTCACCCTGAAGATGGAGGAGCACCGTGCCGGCGGCATGGACATGGCGATCGAAATCGATCAAGGCATGGAGAAGCAGGAAGCCGGCTTCGTCACCACTGGCGTGCGCCGCGAGTCGCTGAAGTTCTTCGGCCTGGCCGACGGCTCGGCGTTCAACGGCACCTTCCGCGGTGCCTTCAAAGGCCTCAAAGGCAAAATCACCCCGGTCATCGTCACCCTGCGCGGGGCGCTCAAAGAGGTCGACATGGGCGACTGGAAACCGGGCGACAAGGCCGAGATCAAGCACAACGTGGCCGTGACCTACTACAAGCTCGAAGTCGACGGCCGCCTGGTCTACGAAATCGACCCGCTGGGCATGAAACGCGTCATCAACGGCGTCGACCAGCTCGCCGCCCAACGTTCGGCCCTGGGCCTGTAAGGAGCTCCCATGCAACAAGCAAACAAGACACCGAGCTGGCTGGCGGTGAGCGCCGAGCGCGTCGTTGTGACCTTGAGCAAACCCTGCCAGGCCAATGGCGTTCAAGTCGACAGTCTGGCACTGCGGGCGCCGACCGTGCGTGACATCCGTACCGCACAATCGGTGGCCAGTGGCGATGACGAGCAGCGTGAGCTGAACCTCTTCGCCTCCCTGGCCGAAGTCGGGATCAAGGATCTCGAGGAACTGCCGCTCAAGGATTACGGCCGCTTGCAGGCGGGCTATTTTCGTCTGGTGCAAGACGACGAGCTTTGATCCCAGGCTGCAGAAGGCGGCGGCAAAGCGGCTCGCCAAAGAGCTGAATTTTACCGCTGCCCAGATCATGACCATGTCGTACAGCGACATGGTCTGGTGGCTCACGGATTGAGCGTATAGCCATGCACAAGGGGGATCAGATGGCGAGCAAATTGGCGCAAACGCGGGTGATTGGTGCCATCGTCAAGCCGACGCTAGGGGTGGTTTTCAAGGCGGTCCTGGAGCGAATCAACAGATTCAAACAGGCCGATCAGAACACCCTTGGCAAGACCCAGAGGCCGCGCGAGGAACCGCACGGGGCAGGTTCAGATGAGTTGGCTTCGACTGATGATTCGGCAGCGGGGCAGGATGCTACGGTGCCAACGCAGTCGAACAGCAGCAACCCGTTGGTGGTGAAAATTGCGGGCCTTGATGTGCTGTCACTGGGCTTGATGAAGTTGGTCTTAGGGTTGAAGTCAGGCGCAGGCCAGGCCGAAGCTCGCCCAGGTGCATCCAGCAAGGCACAGCCAGGTCCTGGCCTGGCCCCATCGGGCAGCAATACAACACAAGCAGCAGTGCCGGAAGTTGATTGGCTTTCCCTGGGCGTGATGACAATGGCCCTTGGCAAGCAAGGGGGCAAGGCTCGCCCAGGGAAAGCGAGCAAGGCCCAAGCAAAGGCGCGTTCAGGCGGGCCTGAGCAACGTTCGGCAGCCAAGAAAGAAACCCGACCCACCGGGTCTGGAAGTGCGCACCAGCCACCTGCAAAGCAACCTCCTCGCACTGAAGCATCGCACGACCCGTCAGCGAAACCGGGCGATGCTGCTGAGCGGTGGGGTAAGCGGCTTGATTATCTGGAAGCGGGATACGATATTTTCAGTACCTATACCAGTGACCAGTCACCTGAAGAAAAGGCCAAGAGTTATGGTGAAACCCTGGGCGGGCTCGCGGGGGCACGGTTCGGGGGCTGGGTTGGGGGCAGACTCGGTGGGCCGATCGGGGCTGTATTCGGCGAACGGGGTGGCGAACGGGGTGGCGAATGGGTCGGTGGTTTGGTGGGCGAAAACTTGGATGCGTATCTGCGCAAACGCTGGATGAGTGACCCGGAGGCATCAGCTCCAGCTTCAAGGCCTGCGACAGGCCAGGCCGAAGCTCGCCCAGGTGCATCCAGCAAGGCACAGCCAGGTCCTGGCCTGGCCCCATCGGGCAGCAATACAACACAAGCAGCAGTGCCGGAAGTTGATTGGCTTTCCCTGGGCGCGATGACAATGGCCCTTGGCAAGCAAGGGGGCAAGGCTCGCCCAGGCAAAGCGAGCAAGGCCCAAGCAAAGGCGCGTTCAGGCGGGCCTGAGCAACGTTCGGCAGCCAAGAAAGAAACCCGACCCACCGGGTCTGGAAGTGCGCACCAGCCACCTGCAAAGCAACCTCCTCGCACTGAAGCATCGCACGACCCGTCAGCGAAACCGGGCGATGCTGCTGAGCGGTGGGGTAAGCGGCTTGATTATCTGGAAGCGGGATACGATATTTTCAGTACCTATACCAGTGACCAGTCACCTGAAGAAAAGGCCAAGAGTTATGGTGAAACCCTGGGCGGGCTCGCGGGGGCACGGTTCGGGGGCTGGGTTGGGGGCAGAGTCGGTGGGCCGATCGGGGCTGTATTCGGCGAACGGGGTGGCGAACGGGGTGGCGAATGGGTCGGTGGTTTGGCGGGCGAAAACTTGGATGCGTATCTGCGCAAACGCTGGATGAGTGACCCTGAGGCACCAGCGCCAGCTTCAAGGCCTGCTCAGGCGCTGCCACCGATATCCTTGTTGCGCAAGGACAGTGGCAATGCCTCGGCGGATGGACCGATGCCGGTGCTGACGAGACTGTCATCTGCGCCGTCGTCAATATCAGGGGCCGGCCCTTTGCCAAGTGCATCCTCGGGGCAGCCAGCGCATGACGGTTTGAGTGGCTGGATGGCGAAGCGCTGGTTTGCTCCCCCAGCAGACACGTGCAAACCATGCCCCAGCGAGCAGAGCAAAACCACACCCGCCGTAGGCCAAGCACCGACGAGAGCCGATGAGGACGACAAACTCATGAAGTTTGTCAGCGCATCAGTGACCGGAGCATTGCTTGGAGCGGCGCCAGGCGTGCCTGTTCTGCTGCCAGGCCGGGAGTTTGGCTCATTGGTGGGGGGGCATCTCGCAGGTACGCTTGACAGCAAACAGGCCGGATCGCTCGTCACCCCCGCCCAGGACAGGGGCCAGGCCCCGTCAGCCGCCCGGCAACCCTTGAACTTGCAGCGTTCCAAGGATGACGCTGGCATTGCCGTCGGGCGAATCGGCAACATTGTTCGTGGGATGGAGCCTGCGGCAGACCAGCCAGGCGTGCTTTCCATGGCACCCAGGATGGAACAGCCTGGCGCCAGCCAACCGCCGCAGCCAGTTCAGCAAATCACCTTTTCACCCACCATCACGGTTCAGGGCGGGATGAGCGATCCCTTGCAGCTTGCCCAGCAAGTCGGTGCCATTGTCCGGCGGGAGTTCGAGGATCTGCTGCGTCAATCCACCAGCCGTCAGTTGTACGACGTTCCTCACGTTGCTTAAGGAGGTGCCATGACCTACATGGATCAGTTGCAATCAGGGCTTGGTGCCCTGGTGGCGGCGGGCGAGGCGGGGCGGCGCAGTGCTGATGAAATGCTGGCGCCGGTCAAGGATGCCGCCGCCGAGTTCATCGGTGCCGCCGCCGAACTTGAGGCGTTGCCCTTTGTCGGGCCTGCCATCGGTGCCAAGCTGCAGCGCAGCTTGCGGGCGATCAACAAGGCCCAGTCCAGCGTCGATCAAGCGCTGGCGAAATATGATCGGGCCGTGGCGGTGGTGGCGCAGGTACGTGATGGCGTCGCCACGGTGAAGGCCCAGGTTGGCCGGGTCAGTGCCGCGATCAATCGGTTGGCGGGCAAGATCAGTCCGTCCCTGGCCAATATCCTGCCGACCAGCAGCTTCGCCCCCGAAGCGACGCCGGCGGCAGAAGCGGTCAAGCCGTTTCCGCATTTGCTGATTCTGCAACCGCTCAAAGCCCAGTCACCGGCCTATTACTTCAACCTCGACACGGCAGCGTTCGATGAGCTGCGTCGGCAGACCAGCTTTCGCTGGGCAGGCCAGGAGCGTCTGACCCGCAGCACGGCGCAACAGGCCGTGGGCCTGGGTGATGAGAAGATCAGCATCAAGGGCGCGATTTTCCCCGGTTTCAAGGGCGGGCTTGGCCAGTTGCAGGCGTTGCGCAGCATCGGTCGGCAACTGCAACCATTGACCCTGACCAGTGGTTACGGCGAGGTGTTGGGCACCTGGTGCCTGACCGGCGTTGATGAAGACCAGAGCAATCTGCTGGCCGGGGGCATTCCGCGAAAACAAGGTTTCTCACTGGAGTTTGTGAGCTATGGCGACGACCTGCAGAACCGCTGAGGGTGACGTGCTCGACACCTTGTGTCAGCACTACTACGGCCACCTGAGCGGCACCGTCGAGGCCGTGTTGGCAGCTAATCAAGGCCTGGCCGAGCAACCGCAACCGTTTCACGCCGGGGTATTGATCCTGCTGCCGGAGCTGCCGGCAGCGAGCGATGCCACGGTGCAGCTGTGGGATTGATGCTTGTCGTTAACTGTGATGATCAGGCCCCGCCGTGTGCGGGGCCTTTCTTTTCTGGAGCCTGAACCATGCAGCCAGTGTTTCGCCTTGTTGCCGATGGCAAGGACATTACCGAACTGATCAACGATCGCTTGCTGTCATTGCGTACCTCGGACAAGCCTGGAATGGAGTCCGACGAGTTCGAACTGCGCATTGACGATCGCGACGGCGCTGTGACCCTGCCTGCCAGGGGGGCGCTGATCGAAGTGCACCTGGGCTACGCCGGCCAGGTCTTGACGCGCCTGGGGCGCTACACCGTGGATGAGATTGAATTGTCCGGTCCGCCCGACAGTATCGTCATCCGTGGCAAGGCCAGCGACATGCGTGGTACTGGCAAGAGTATCCGCAGCGGTAGCTGGGAGGACGTGCCGTTGCAGCAGATCGTCAGGGACATTGCCGCGCGCAACGGCTGGCAACCGCTCTGCCCGGTGAGCACACGGGTGCCACGGGTCGACCAGTTAAACGAGTCGGATTTCAACTTCATTACCCGCCTGGCCAGGCAGTACGACTGCACGGCCAAGATCGGCGACGGCAAGTTGCTGGTGCTGTCGCGTCAGGCCGGGCGCAGCGCCAGTGGGCAGGCCCTGGGGGTCGTTACCCTCAACCGCAGCGATGTGAGCCGCTGGCAGATTCGTCTGGCGGACAAAGGCACGCACAAGGCTGTGCAAACCCGACATCAGGACCCCAAAAGCGGCGGGCTGAAGATTATCGACCTGGCCAATGACGACTCGCCGGCCGGGCTGCAGCCGGTACACAGCGACCGTCATCTCTACCCCAACAAAGCTGCTGCCGAGCAGGCTGCCAAGGCGCGCCTGGCGGCGTTCAACCGCAGTACTGCCAGCGTGCGACTGGAAATGGCCGGACGCACCGATCTGTTTGCCGAGCGCCTGATTCTTGCCCAGGGCTTCAAGGACGGGCTGGACGGCGAGTACCTGATCGAGTCGGTCGAGCACAGCTTCAGCGCCAATGGCTGGGGAACCACGGTCGACTGCAACGGTGGCAGCCAAGGCAAAGCCAAAGCCAAGGGCAAGAAAGCCAAAAGCAGGCCGGGTCTGAAGACGATTCAGTTGCACCCCATTTGAACCCCCAAGGATGAGGAACCTTACATGACGCTGGAGCAACTTGCTGCCGTGTTCCCCAACGCCCGCCTGAATGCGGGCGTTTTTCTACCTGCCTTGAACCTGGCCATGGCCCGCTGGGACATCGACACCCCACGGCGCATGGCCGCCTTCCTCGCCCAGATCGGCCACGAGTCCGGTCAGTTGCGCTACGTCAAGGAGCTGGGCAATGACCGCTACCTGGCACGTTACGACACCGGCAGCCTGGCCTTGCGTTTGGGCAACACCCCCGAAGCGGACGGTGATGGCCAGCTGTATTGCGGCCGCGGCCTGATCCAGGTCACCGGGCGCAACAACTACCGGGCTTGCAGCATGGCCCTGTTCGCTGACGAGCGTTTGCTCAAGCAGCCACAACTGCTCGAACAACCGCAATGGGCGGCCGAGTCGGCGGCCTGGTTCTGGCACTCGCGCGGCCTCAACCAACTGGCCGACCTGGGCGAGTTCAACCGCATCACCCGGCATATCAACGGCGGGCTCAACGGCCTTGAAGACCGCCTGAAACTCTGGGCGCGGGCCCGCGAGGTGCTGTGTTGAGCCGACTGCAATGGGGCGCTGTTGCATTGCTGATGTTGCTGGCCTGTGCACTGACCTGGCAGGTCCAGGGTTGGCGCATGGGGCACAAACTTGCGGAGCAAGCGCAACAGCACGGACAGGAGTGGCAGGCACAGGCCGAAGCCGCTGCCGCGCAACTGGTCGCCGAACGCCTGCAACGCCAAGGAATGGCGCAGCGGCTGGCGGTCAGTGAGCAACGACATTATCAGGAGCTACTCGATGCCCAACAGACTCAGGCACGCCTGCGTGATCGCCTGGCTACTGCTGACGTGCGGCTGTCAGTCCTGGTCGAGCGCGACGCCGCCGGTTGTGCCGGCCTGCCTGCCGCCCCCGGCACCGGCGGCCTGGATCATGGCCCCGTACGCGCCCGACTTGACCCGGCGCATGCTCGACGAATTGTCGCCATCACCGACGACGGCGACCGTGGACTGATCGCCTTGCGCGCGTGCCAGGCCTACGTGCGCGGGCTGATGCCCTGAGCGTCGGGGCTGTGCAAAAGACTTTCTGTTTTCAACCAACCATATGAGGACGGCCGGCATGGCTGTGTCCTCGCTATCAATTGACTCAACAAAAAAGGACTTTAAACATGGGTGAAAAAAATATCATCGTCGACCGTGGCATTCCCCCAGGCGGCGGTAGCGGTGCTTCCGCTGGCAATGTCTTCGGCGGCTTCTGGGGCAGCGGCAACATCGGTAGCGTGATCGGTTCGGTGACGGTGTCGATCGATGGCGTCAGCAGGCCCACGGGCCCTGCGTTCAATGCGGCAATCGTGTTCAACTCCACGATCGTCGAATCCGTGCTGTCGGGTTACGGTTGGCCGAGTATCGATGCCTACTACGACCTGGGCATGAGTGTCTGGGGCATTCTGCCTTATCAGATCCTCGAGGTGCGTGACGAGGTTCACGGCAGCTTCGTGCGCAAGGAGCGCGCCCTGCCGGCAGAGCTCGATGCCGAACAACGCGCCGCCGAAGCCGCTGCCGGCAGCAATGCGGCCCTGAGCCCGGGGCAACGCCTGGAGCGCTCTATCGGTATCGTCAAAGCGATGATGGCCAAGCGCGACGAGCTGATCAAATTCAATCGTCTGCGCCTGTCCACCTCGCCGGGCAGCGAGCTGATCGAGCGCAACATCGACAAAATGGTCGCCGAGTTGAAAAAACTCGACGACGAGCAGATCCCGCCTGCTATCGATCAGGTCCTGGATGTCATGAGCGCAGGCTTGAGCCTGCACGTGGACCTGACTGCCAACGCGATGCTCCAGGAGAAACTCGACAAGCTGCAGGCCCAAGCCCGGGAAGTGGCGGAGCAGGAGGCGTACAAAAGCGCAGTTAGCTTCGCCAGTGATGTCGGCAAGGAGGTCGCCAGCCGTTTCGGAGCGCAGATGGCCAAGGCTGCCGACGAGCTGAAGAAGGACATCACCGGCAAGACGGTCAAGAGCTACGACCAGGCCATGCAGGCGTTTGAAAAGCTTGCGCGCAACCCGGGCTTCAAGATGAACCAGAAGGACACTGCCGCCATCGCTCAGGCCCTCAATGCCCTGGATGTGGCAACCTATGCCGACAACGCCATGCGGTTGGGCAAGGCGTTTGGTGTAACGGGCAAGGCTGTGCAGGCAACGACCCTGGCACAGAAGGCGGCCAGTGGTTTCAGCACCGGTGAATGGAAGCCGTTCTTTCTGGAGCTGGAAAGCATTGCCGTGGGCGCTCTGGTAGGCGCTGCCGCCGGCGCCGTACTGGGTGCCGGCCTGGCGCTGGTGCTGGCACCTGGTTTGGCCGCAGGTGCGGGTATCATTGCCTCCGGGGTGATTCTGGCTGCCGTGTCGTCCTACATCGACGCCCAGGCAATGGAGTCGTTCAACCAGATGGTGCTCAATGCAGTAGCATCCTGAAAAGATGGGTCAGGGGGAGCCGCCGTGCTGCTGCCCCTGGCCCGGCTCAATGGACGCAGTGAATATGAATGTGATGAAAGCCGACCCGCAACAGGGGGCCTACCTGTATATCCCGTACCTGTTGATTGGTGTGAGCCTGGCGCCGGTCATCCTGCTTGCCTGGTTGATCCCGGCCGTGGCGGATCAGGGCTTCTACGCGGAACTTGAGCGGTTTCTCGATGACTGCCTGTTCGGTCGGGTGGGCGTCTGGTCATCGATGTTTCCCCTGACCGCCAAGGCGATCGGCAACTACATTGCCGTTGCCGCGCCGTTTTTTTCCCTGTGGATCACTGTCTGCATCATGCGGCGATCGCTGCTGCGACCGGGGCCTCCGGCGCAGGTGGCGTTGGGCCGATATGCATTGATTGCCGCAGGCTGTGTATTGCTGGATGCTTTTCTGATCTACCAGAATTATTTTACCTTCACCGACTTTGCCGCTCACTCTAGAAGGTTTCGCTTCTTTGGCCTGAGCGTGGTGTTCTTTCCGTTTATCGCGATGCTGTCGCTGTTGGCGTTCTACGCGATGACATTTTTCAGTTACAACTTGCTGCTGCGCTTTCCTCGCGAGGTATTGGCGCAGCGCAGGCAGCGGCATTGA